TGTGCCTCTTCATAATCTCTTGTGCCATACCAATCACTACTGCCATTCTTATGTGAATCTAATCTTGCACATCTGAAACAATTTCCTGTTTTTGTATTTTGTAGATACTCATTCAATTCATTTATACTGTTGAAATCTTGTTTGGATGTTTTCATTGTAAGTTTTCCATACATTTTATATCCTCCTAGATACTGATTTATTTATTAACCTATATTCATTATATCATAATGGTTTAGAATGTAAATAGTTTTTTAAAAATATTTTATTTGTTTAGAATTTTATCAATCCTTTTAAATAAGAACCAAGCAATCCTATATTTTAGTTTTTGTGAATTTGATTTATTATTGAAGTATTCATAATTATTGAAGTAATAATTTTCTGATAGCTCTTCAAACATACCATAAAATAATTTTAACATTATAATCACATCCTTTTTTATTTTCATTATATCATAACTGTTGAGGATGTAAATATATTTATTATATAATATAAAGAGAATATATAAGAGAAAAAAATAGGCTTACTCTTCTAACTTTAATTTCTGCCTATTTTCTGGTATAAATCCATACAGAGCTATGCAAGCTGAATCTGAAGCATCATCATTATAAACTATATTGCCCTTCTTATTCACACTACTCACATCAAATCCTAGCCGCTTTACATGCCTTATAGTAAGCATTTTATTACCCTCTTTATTATTACCTTTAGATGAACCTACAACTTGAGCTTTCCAGCTCCTAGTATCAACTGAATATACTTCTATGCCATACTCTGATGCAGAATCAACAATTGATGCAATAAGTGCTCCAGTGGCTTTGATATAATTTGTAGATATATTAAACTTATCATTCTTATTCTTTGAGAAGGTCCTGATTCGTTCCACTATTATAAGTATACTAGAGGCCCTTAGCTGAATCTTATCTATTGTGCTGATTAACTTATCATGTAGTGCTTTCCTCTTCTGAGATTTAGTCTTGAGCCCTTTAAAATCAATACTTGATACTGACTTTAATTTACCATCAGCAACTATACTGATTCCAGTTCTTGTATAGCTCTCATCTATTCCTATTATTATCTTATTATACATATCATTACTCCTTAAATAAAATAGGAGCATTTAAGCTCCTACTTACTCTGCTGTATTGGCCTACCATATAATCTTCTTACATATCCTCTACATATTGGACATCTATCTTTTGATTTAAAAATATAATATACCAGATAAAAGATTCCCCCTATACCAGTAATACATAAGAGTAAGAATATAGGCCAATTAAAGTATTTTACAGGCATAACTTTCCATCACATAGTTCACAATAATAAACTTTTGTTTTATGATAATATTCTGGCATTTCAACAACTCCTTTTTTTTATTTTTAATATATTATATTATTTTAATTCTCAGATATTACAATTTTTTTCTACCTATTCCTATATTCCAACATGCATCTTTCATATTGCACTTGGATGCCCTCTTACAAGATGGGCTAGAACACTTCCTCTTGACCATTCTCTTCTCATTGATGAATCTATCTTTATATTCTTGGATGGCCTCTAGCCTCTCTATATAAGGTGCTAAGTCATCTTCATTATACTCAGGTGTAAATACCTTTATATCTTGAGTATTCTTATCCTCACATAGAACAAATCCATCGTGTACCCCAGTTAAATGCATATATAGTTTCAATTGTTTTGCTCCACTTGGGTGAGATTTCATCTTTTTAAATTGAAATGTATTAACTGATTTAATTTCACCTATATATTTTTTATTATGAATCATACAACGAATATCTGGAGTATAACTTAAATCATATTTATCACAATAGCTTGTTCGGTCCATATTCTCAGGTTTACCTAAGCCACCTCTTACTATTAGCCTTTGCCATTTCTCATGTATTGAATTTCCTTCCTCAAATATCCTTTTCAACTTTATTGGAATATTTTCACCCTGAGACATTTGAAAGAATAAACTCAGTATCTGTTCTCTATAGCAAAATTCATCTTCTGAAGCAATTATTGCACTAGCATGTAAGCCTGCTCTATCTTGATTAAAACCATTCTTTGACAGAACTAATTTTATGAATCTTGATTCTTCATCTATCTTTGGCTTCTCATAGAATAATTTATTCAGCTTTTGCTCAATTATAATTCCTTTTGTATTTGATATCCCTAGAATCTCATCCCTTAAACTACTCATTTTCTTCCTTCCTCTTTCGCATTATATCTTTTCTAATGCTATCTATATCATCAAAACTTGCAAATCCTTTTTCAAAGAACATAGGAATTTCAGCCTCGCCCATAGGATTACATACCTTAGATTTAATTATTTTCATCTTAATAATTAATCCTACTTTTTCTTTATCTGATGAATTTCTTGGGTCCTTATTTGGAATATCAATCCAACTTCGTCTACCAACCTGCATTCTAATACTTGAATAGAACTTAGGAGCCCTTCCCCCTGGTGTATCTGTTTTTTCTCCAAACATCATTGCATCCATCTTATCTCTTACTTGATTTAATAGAATCACTGTTGTTCCTGTAGATTCAATTATATCTTCAATCAAAGGAAGATATTGGTGCATTAATCTTGCAACCCCACCTATCTTATTATTAGTTGCTTCATCTTTACCAGAGTTAATACTCTTTCTCAACTTCTCAATATCTTCTTTTGGTTTGCAAGAAGGTAAACTATCTATGATTATAATTGGTATTCCTGCTTGAGCAAATTGTACTGTCTTATTCATTGCTTGTTCTCCATATTTTGCTCTATATACCAGCATTTGCTTAGGCCTATTACCAAAGCTTTTAGCCCTTGCTGCATCGAATGTTCCTTCTATTGGTATATATAACCCCATATTATGAAGAGCCATTAAGTGATAGCCTATACTGGTTTTACCAGATGATTCAGGCCCAAATATCTCTATTATTCTACCTTCTGGCATTCCTCCACCAATTATATGGTCTAAATCTTCAATTCCTGTGCTCCATCTTGGTATTTTTAAATTAGCCTTAGCAGAACCTAAACTAAAAATACTTCCTTCTCCTTCACTATGACCAATCTGTTTACATAATTTTATTATGGCTTCTTTATTTGTTTTTGCCATTAATTTCTCATTCCTTTCATATATAGAGTACTATTATATTTTATAACTCTACTGATATAAGTTTTCTTATCAAACTCTAGTGCTCCTGATTCTTTTAATACTCCTACAACTCTGGAATTAACTACTCTCTTAGGAATCCTATCAAGGAAATCATCTATATCCTTATACTTACCATTCTTCCTTCTTTCATCTTCTATAATCTGAGCAGCTTTAGCACCTACTGATTTAATTGATACTAATCCTTCTTGTATAACTCTATCACCATCTACATTTCTCATACTATAATCAGCAGTATAATTTACATGAGGTAAGAATACAATAGCACCATCTTTTGAAGCCTCAGTAGCAAATTTTATCTTGCTGCCAATATCCTTAGTATACTTCATTTTAACATACCAAAATTCAGTTGAATAATATAATTTAAAATACATTTCCTCAACAGATATTAGAGTATATCCAACTGCATGTCCTTTATTAAATGAATATACAAACATTTTTTCAAATATATCTTCGGCGATATCTTTAAGAGTTAGATCTAGCATAAGCGGAAAGCCTATGTAGGTCTTATTTTGCAGGCGCATAAGCCTATCGGCCGCCGTGCATGTTACCCATTGGCTGTCCTGGCTTATTTTCCACTCATCCGAGTAGAATGTACCTAGCTGTGTATATTCGATCTCACCATTTCGCTCTATACCAAGATATGGAATTAGTTTCCGGTCAAGTATCATAAGTGAGCGCAGATAACCTTTGTCAAACTTACGGTTTTGATTGTATAAATTAACAGTCATGACATCGGAATTAATATTATAGTTTACTTCGGCAGAACCCATTTCTTCGGTCACCTCAAACATTTGCACAGCATCGCCTTCGTAACGCTCAAATAATTTATCGTAAAACTTAAGTATCTTTGCGCATGCATTTGGCGTATTCCATTTAGATATTGTAAGCCTTATGCGGGTTATGTCTTCTATTACAGGCTGGAATTTAACTTCTATTTTATCGTTGCCAACGACATTGTCTGTTTTTATAATGTTCTCGCCGTTATAATAAGTGATAGTAAAGTCTACAGGGAACTGATTCAGTTTAATATCGCCTAGCAGCAGCCAGGTTATTATCGGTTTTTGCACAAAAGATAGTTCCAAATAAGGTTTAGTCCCTAAAAAGTTCCCATTATCATTGCACCTTGAGTTACTCCACCAACCTACAACACAGCTATCGTCCATCATTTGAAAAGTTCCGTCCATTGTCGCG